AATGGATAAGTGGGAAATAATAGGAAAGTCTAGCAGAAAGAACAGAACTAATAAAAGAGTTTCCTTTAATGGAATTGAAATAGGAAGATTTTTAATGGCACACCCAAGCGTTGTATCAGACAAAAAAGAACAAGTTGTCGGAAAAGGAAAAGTAAAAATATATAGATTGAGGAATAAAAATGTTGTGGACAGAAAAGTATAGACCATATAGAGTTAATGAAATAATAGGACAGCCAAATTTTGTATTGGATGCTGAGACTTGGATTAATAATAAAGAGATGCCGAATGTACTATTGTATGGTAATGCGGGTACAGGCAAAACTGCTGCCGCAGGTGCTTTAGCAAACGGAATTCTTGGAGAAGAAAAGGAAACAAATTTCTTTGAAATTAATGCATCTGATGATAGAAAGTTAGAGACAGTTAGAACTAGAATTAAGGAAATAGCATCAACTGGTAAAATAGGTGATGTACCATTCAAAATAATTTTATTAGATGAAATGGATGGAATGACTAAAGATGCTCAAAATGCCTTGAAAAGAATTATGGAAAGATACTCTGACAACTGTAGGTTCATTATTACTTGCAATGAAAGACACCGCATTATTTACCCCTTACAATCTAGATGTGCTAACTACCTCTTTAACAGACTTAGCCATGATAATATGAGACTTGTTTTAGAGGGCATCTTAACTAGGGAAAACATAGAATCCATCTCTAATGAAGAACTCGATTTGTTTATAGGGGGGCTACATGGAGATATACGCAGGGGGATAACGGAATTACAGGCATCTATTTCAAGTAATAGTCCATTATCAAAAGTAATCCTCCAAAGTCTAGAACCTTATACCCTAATAATAAAAATGGTTAATGACAATAATTATGAAGATTCTTTAGAGGCAGTTCACGACTTAATTTACAATTCCGTAGATATGACTACTGTATGTGTTAATTTACATGATGTTGTAGTAGAGACAGATATACCATACGCAAAGAAATTCCAACTATTACGAGTAATCGGGGAGGCAGAATGGAGAAGTAAATCCATGACTCCTAAATTATTAGCAAGTTGGATGATAGGCCAAATGATATAAGGTGAAAAAAATGAATGAAAATGTAGAAAAATTGGAAAATGAAATGACTAAGGGAGCAGAACTGTTGGGAATAACAACAGAAGATGCTTCCGCGAAGGTAGATGAAATCTGCCTCCAAAATGGTTTAGATAGACAAGACGCAGAAGATGCTCTTGTTGTTCTAAGTCTATGGAGACAATATTTCTCTAGTGTTAGAATGGCACAAAAACAGGCAGACCCTGAATCTGATGATGTTAGTGCAACTTCAACTGGTAGCAGTTGGATGAAGAGTGCATTTGGAATGTTTATCTCACTAGGAGAAGCAAGAGATATGATGGAAGTTCAAAGAACTCAAGTCAGAAATGAATACCTAAGAGATGCAGAAACATGTCTTAATATGGGGAAGGTAGCATTAGTTAGTGAAAAGCCAAATGACCCATCAAGTTATACTGTAACTAGAGTACATGATGGTGAAACACAAGTTAAGGATATTGAGAACCTACCCGCAAATAGAGTAGAAGTAGATGGAGGATGGATTATTCCTCTTGATGCAATGAAGAGTTATGGTACAGATGCTAACCCTAATTATGGTAAGCCTCTACCACAAAGCGAGTTTCGCAGAAATGCAATATTTGTTGGTGAAGTAGATGGTGAAATGGGTAAGTATTACTTTAATTATAAGGGAGAGAGTTGTAAGAGTTTTGCTCCAACAACTTTTGAGTTTGTGCATTTTGTATGCATAAAGAATAGAACTAACCCAAGTAAGATACACGGTATTACTGACAAGACTTTAGCATCACTAATGTATAATGATGACATTCCTGAAGAGAATGCAGCGTGGAAGGACACTTCTAATATTGTTAAGTCTGATGTATTAATGCAACTATGCGAAGGTAATTATAGTCCTTTGTTGGACTTAGATAGATACCATAGTACAGTAATGTCTAAGGATTGGGATGACAGATTTGTTTTCACAGATGGTTCTGTTTCAAGTTTGAATATGACCCCAACTTCTAATGGTAACAGAATTCTATCAATAACAGATTTGAACTCTGATTTCGATTATGAGGGTGATGGATGGAGTGGAACTACTTGTTGGATTCCACCACATATAGATATTGATTTCGGAATAGGTTCTAGTGTTGTAGTAGTAGGGAGAACTTCTCAAAGAACAGATGATGATGGTGTGCTAGAATCAAGCACTATTAATGTTGAAGGAATTTTAGTTACTGTACGCAGAGGCAAGTCTGTAGAAACTGAAATACCAGTAGAAGAAGACACAGATTGGTTTTGATAAAATGTTTAGGGCTGGAAATTATACAGGAAAGAACACTTTCCATGTTTCTGGTAAGGTAATTCATGGAGCGAGTTTCGCTGTCATGTTAAACGAAGTAGAGTTTCTAACATGGAAAAAGAACGAAGACACAGGAGATTATTGGGTTAAATTCCACACTCCTTCGTCTAAAGAAATTAGAATAAAAGTTGGCTTAGAGCATCTAAATTTTATATTAGGTGAATGGGCAATAACGAAAGGAAATGATGTATATCCAAATGTAAATGGTGATGATGATGAGTTGGGCAACCAAGAATAATGATGATGATGAAGATAACTTTGAAGATAGGAAAAAGAAAATACTAGACCAAATTAAGGAAAGAGAAGATAGAAACTTTTCTTACATGTGCTGTTCTATTACTGGTGACCCCAAAGTGGGGAAAACTGGTAGTGGTTTAGATTGTAGAACTGATGAAGAAATTGAAAAGGGTATGAAAGTATTCGTTTTAGATTTCGATGACGGAGCAGAACCAACTTGGGATTCTTGTTGGGATAGAGATGAAAATATAATCATCTTTAATCCACTAGAAGTTCTTGCTGATGGTAGTATTGATTGGTTAGAAACATTCAGTAATGCACATGCATTCTGTGATTATATTAAACAAGAAACCAAAACTGGCTTAGTCAAGGCTGTTATTTTCGATGGCTTAGATAAGGCTGTTGAAGGTGCTAGTGATGTGTTGCGCTCTCACTTGGTTAAACACCAAAAGAGAGAACAATCTATTATCCTTGAAACTGATTCAGTTAGGGTTTCTCCATTAGACTGGAAAATAAGGAATAGAGTTCATGATAGATTACTAACTGCTTTCTTATCAATCAATGCACATAGGTTTATGATTACACATATGAAACCAATCTACGGGGATATAGTTAATCCAACACCAATAGGTTCTGTACCTGATTGGTTGAAAACTACCCCTGCTAGATTTATTCAGATGTTACATATTACTAAAACTAAAGTAGGCTCTACTACTAATTATGTAGCAGAACTACAGGCTAGTAAAACCAATCCAGAATTAGTTGGGAAGGAATGGACTATCTTTACAACCAATGGTGATAACACTTGGTATGGTATTCCTGAACTAAAAGAGGGTAAACTATGAGTGAATTAAGGTTCAGTATAGACAGTAAGAAATTCATTGATACGCTGAATCTTATCACTCTAAAAGGAAAATATCCTACTGGAATATCTCATAAGATGAAGTCATTATCTGACTATGTGTATATCGTTGGGAATGAGGATAACTTAGAGTTCTATAATGCTGATAATACAGCAAGTTGCTCTTATAAAATTCCTGTTGGTGAAGATATTGAAGTAATTGTTGCAGGGGAATCTATTTTAGATATTCCTAAAACAATAAAGTATCTAAAAACCTTTAGTGGTACTGTAAATGTATTTGTTGAAGATTTTGTTACTTTAACTACTGCAAATAAGGTAGCGAAAATACCATATGTACTTACACACCCTTGTTATGCTATGATAGAGCATATTAGATACCTAAAGATTCCAACTGATGGCACAATGCCCATCTTTGGTAAAAACAATACTAAATTTGAAGCACAAATTACTTTAGAAGCAGACGCTCTTTTAGATGCTGCTCATAGTTGTGAAGTAATAGGAAAAGGAAGATACTTACTTGATTTTAATGGAGAAACATTTACAATGTCTAGCCCCCAAGATGGAATAGAAGGGATTGCAATAGAAGTTCCTATTTTAGCCCATTCAGGAGAAGAAGCAACAGTAGAATTAGCAGGGCCGTTTGCACAGTTTTTCAAAGGGCCAATGGCAGTATTCTTGAAAGATGATTTCCCTGCATTATTTATTTCCCCAAGAAGAATGTTGATTAAAGCACCAAGAATAACAGGTAGATAATATGATAATTTCACAGGCTAGTAATGGGATTTCTTTATCGTGGAGAGATTATTGTCCCGATACGGGGGAACAAAATGTTAGGTGGTCAAAATACATTAAATATGAAGACTTCCCACCTTTCTTCTTCATCAAAGATACTGAATATAAACCAGAGAATTTCATAACAACTAATCGTTGGGGTAAATCATCTGTAATAGAAGTTAGTTATGAAGAAGGAGATTATGTTAATCTTGAAGGTGAGAAATTAACCAAGGTTCTTTGTAAGCATCCTTCTCAAATACCCAAAGTAAGAAAGGAATTTAGTGAAACATATGAAGCAGATGTTCTATATACGCATAGATATGCAATAGAAAAAATAGATGAAATGCCTGAATATGAAATGAGGAAATGGTATTGGGATATTGAATGGCAACAGGGCGGAGAGCATGATGGTGCTATTACCTGTATTGTTGTTTATGATAATTTCAATAGTGAATTTTATAGGTGGTCTTGGACACCAATGGACTTATCTAATGTAGAAAAAGATGAATTTAAATATGATAAATATGGCAAGATAATTGTAGAACCAATAATTACTATACATAGAAGTGCAGATGAATCTTATAATCTAAGAGACTACAGGTTCCCTAATGAAACACATGTTTTGTCTGCATTTATAACTACTTGTTTAATTGATGACCCTGATATGCTAATTTCTTGGTTTGGAAATAAATTCGATTTACCAAAATTACTAGAAAGATGTGTAGCAAATAATTTAGATGGTAGGTTGGTTTCTCCTATTTTTGAAGTAGATGGATTTGGTCAAAGTAATGGAGACTATGTTTTCAAGAAAACTTCTTTCAGTCCTATAGAGCAACCAGTTAAGGGTAGGATATGTCTTAGTTTAGACTTAGCATTTGAACGCCAATGGAATGATGCTCAAAAAGGTACGCTACCTTCTTTAGCATTAGAC